CGCCTGAGAACGGGTGGCACCTCATCACCCATTGGTGGCAGGAAGAGCCCAAGTACACAGACCCCCAGCCGGATGACCTCGAGCATACTGAAGAAGAGCAGCAGCTCATCACAGCCTATGGCCTGACAGATGGGCAGCTTGCATGGCGCAGGCGATACCTGGCAACGCTGGGGCCGTACAAGTTCCGGCGCGAATACCCTGCCTGCCTTGATGACTGCTTCCTTGGGCGGGAGGGAGGCTACTATGGGGAGGAAGTGCTGCAGGGCATCCATGTGATTGAGCATGAGCTGCATGGCAGCAAGCATGGGCGGGAGATTGAGGCACCCCACCCTCATGACCGGTATGTCATGGGTGTGGACATAGGGGGAGGGGTAGGAGGCGACTACAGCGCCCTCTGTGTGGTCAGTGTCTCAACCATGCAGCCGGTCTACACTGAGCGCAACAACCGCATCACCCCAGCTGCTTGGGCACACAGGTGCATCCAAGTGGCCAGCCGGTACAACCAGGCGCTGATGCTTGCTGAGTCAAACAACCACGGCCATGCCTTCCTGCTCGAGGTCAGCCACTGCGGGTATCGCGAGCAGTGGAGGGCACCGGGTGGCAAGCCATGGGTCACCACCCTGCAGTCAAAACTTGAGGCCTTTGACACCCTGAGGGAGTCCCTGCAGGTGGTCAAGGTCATGGACCGTGTGAGCTGGATGGAGCTGCGCAGCCTCACCATCCCTGCAGGCAAGGTGGCACCTGAGGCACCCAATGGGGCACATGATGACAGTGCTATGGCTATGGCGTTAGCATATCGGTGCTTGCGCGATATTCCGTCATCATGGCGCACTCATGCGCTACAATCGGGGCGGACCCGTATTGATGACCTGATATCCCACAGCAGGGCGCGCCGTATCCGCTCCCACAACCTGCCATTCTGAGGCCTGCATGCTGACCCCTACCCAGTGCCAAGCAATCTGTGAGCAGCATGACCTCTACTGGGATGGCAGGCGCGATGAGCTGCGAGAGCTGCGCAACCTCTATATGACGCGATTTTTTCAGCAGGAGCAGCCCACCCTTGATGGCATCCTGCGCACGGAAGTCCCCAAGGCCTATGCAGTGGTGGAGTCATACCTTGGCAGCCTGTATGCCAAGAACCCCAGTGTAGAGGTGCAGGCAGATATCCGGGGCAGGGGCAACGCAGAAGTAGCAGAGGCCACAGCCAATACCTACCTGCTCACTGTGCGGGAGCAGCTCGAGGATGCCACCCGGCTTGCCCTCATCTACCCCTGCAGCTTCCTCAAGCTAGCACCCGTGCTGAGTGCAGACCCACTCAAGCGGGTGAGCTGTGCAGCCCTGCCCCCATGGGAGGTAGTGGTAGATGCCACAGCTACGAGCTGGGAGCAGCAGCGCTATGTGGGGCATGTGTACCTCATGCCACTGCTCGAGGCCTGCGAGCGCTACAGCAAGACCCCTGATGAGTTCCGGCCCCGTAGTTACACCAAGTGGATTGAGACAACCACGATAGCGGGCAAGGACCAGCTGATGGGGCTGGGTGACCCCACACAGACCCCAGCAGAAGAGCAGTGGGTCAGGGTGGTGGAGCTGTATGACCTGCTCAGTGACAACCTTGTGGTGTGGAGTCCAGACTACAGCAACGGACAAGAGCACCTCTTTGAGGGTGTCACTGTGCAGGTGGGTGCCTTGGATGCTGAGACTGCAGCAGACAGTCAGCGCCCTGAGGCAGACCTTGAGCATGAGCGCACAGGCATCCCCTACAAGACGGCCAATGGCAGGCCTGTGGTGCCCATCATCCCGCTGTACTTCTCGCGTGACCCTGACACCCCACTGCGGGGCTACTCCCTCATCCGTCGCAGCCTGGACCAGTTCCGTGAGCTGAATGTCATGCGCACCTACCAAGCACAGGGTGTGCGAAGGATGGCAAGGCAGTGGATGGTTCGGGCAGGCTTCCTCAGTGAGGATGGGGCTGCGAAGATTAGCCAAGGCCTTGATGGGGAGTTCATTGAGGTGGACCTGCAGCCGGGCATGCCTCTTGAGGGCAACATCATGCCGGTGCCTCAGGCAGCCATCCCCACAGATATCAGCCTCTATGCTCAGCTAGTGCAGGCAGATATCAACGATGCAGGCCTGCTCGCCCCATTCACCCGGGGTGAGGTCACCAAGAGCACAGCTACTGAGCAGCAGCTGCTTGCGGCCTACACCTCAAGCGAGGTGGGGCGCATGGCTCGCACCCGGGATGCAGTCATCACCTCTATTGCTCGCACCTACAACATCATGCTCAGTGTGGTGCTTGGGGATGATGCTGAGCCACTGAGCCTGCCCAACCCTGTGGGCCCCACCATCCTGAGTGCAGATGACCTCACCGGGGACTTTGGCTACTGGGCTGTGGATGCAGGCACCACACCCATGAGCGACCTGACCAAGCAGCAGGCCCTTGAGCGCCTTACGCCCATCCTGCTGCAGCTTGGGGCAGACCCCAAGGCTGTGCTTGGTGAGCTGGTGCGCACCTACCAGCTGCCTGAGAGCTTTGCTGAGGTCATCGAACCTGAACCCCTCGAGCAGGCACAGCCTGCCCCGCTGCCTTTCCCCACTGCAGGGGGCATGCCCCCAGAAGGATTGTAGGATGCCCCTCATGATTGCTACCAAGGCCCCAGCCGGTCTGCCCGCAGACCTGGCAGCCATCGCAGAAGACCAAGACGCACTCATTGGCGAAGAGATGGCAGGCATTGTGCCCATGCCTGACCGCCCCTACAGTGCCAAGGTCTACACTGCCCTCACCAAGGCGATTGCCGAGGCTGCAAAGGTCATGGGCCTTGACCTCACCCCTGAGGCCTACAGTGAGCCTGTGGCTCAGATGGACTCCGATGTAGCGCGCTTCCTCGCGATGATGGCAGCAGCTGCTTCTGACTATGGCAAGCCGTTCCCTGTGGAGCTCGAGGATATCAAGGGTGACAGTGAGCTCACTGCCATCACTGCTGCCCTCACCCAGCTTGCAGGTGACAAGGGCTTTGCTGAGTTCCTTGATGCTCCTGCAGAAGGCGAAGAGGTCACGGAAGAGGTGGAAGAGCTGCCTGATGGGGAGGTCATGGAGGAAGAGGAAGAGGAATACGACTTCAGCAAGCGTATGCGTCGGCGGTAGTCATGGCGTTTACTTCCTTCCGTGCGCGGCTTGCTCAGCTCTTTGGCTTTGGCAAGCGCCCCAAAAGTGTGCTGCCCGTGACCCGGGCACAGGCCTATTACCGCTCCTATGAGGGTGGGGTGATGGGCAACCTGTCGCAGGCCATTGAGCGCAAGCAGCCGGTCACTTTCTTCTATAAGGACAAGTGGCAGCCGGAAGGAACGCCCGGGGCACTGGGGCAGCGGGTAGGGAACCCTCACGCGATATGGAAGCGAGGGAAGAGCACCTACCTGCATCTGTATGTAGACCCCCAGTCAGCCACAGCTACAGGGGGGCTGCCAGGTTGGCGTACCTTCCTTGTAGACCGTATCCAAGGGGTGAGTGTATTGGAGCTTGGCACCACCTTCTTGGGTAAGCCCGTCAAGTTTGTCACTGCGCCCGGGTGGAACCCGAGCTGGTACAGGCAGGTGGGTCAACCCATCAAGCTCCTACAGTGAGAGAGGACAGATGAGTCATGAAAGCGTTGCAGAGCAGGTGCTTGCAGAAGTGCAGGCACAGACTGCAGGTGAAGAGGTTGCAGTACCCGATGTGCCCCAAGCAGAAGAGGGCATTGAGGCTGCTGATGTGGAGATTGAGGAAGCAGGAGAGGATGGGGCAGAGCCCAAGCGCAGGGGACTGAGCTGGGAGCAGGCTATCAAGTCTGTGCCCCCCGATATCGCCAAGCTCATGCGCAACATGCAGGCAGACTACACCCGCAAGACTCAGGAGCTGAGCGAGCAGCGCAAGAGCTTCATGGCAGAGCGTGAAGCCCTGATGAAAGGCAAGCAGAGCCTCACCCTTGAGGGTGACCTGCCTGACTATGACCCCTTCGATGAGGCCACCATTCAGGCCCGCATTGAGCGAGAGGTGAATAAGCGACTGCAGATGGTGCTTGAGCCTATGCAGGCTGAGTATGAGCAGCAGGTAGCGCAGGACAGCTACAAGACCTTCCTCTCCGAGCATCCTGACTTTGAGACAGATACAGGCCTGCGCTCAGAGGTGCAGCACCTGCTTGAGTCCAATGACAGCCTTGACCTTGAAACAGCCTACTGGGCAGCTCGAGGGAAGCGAGCCAAGCAGGAGGCTGCACAGGCCTCACAGGAACGGGCAGCAAAGCGAGCAGCAGCCAAAGAGGCGGCGCTCAAGGGCACGGGCAGCCCTCGCAGGGCAGGTACTCAGGGCAGACCCTCGAGGGGTGACCTGAAGCGTGCAAGTGCTGCAGATATTCTGGCCATGGCTCAGGCTATGCATAGACGCTGACAGCGTGCTATAGTCGCCTCATGTGAGCCCACCCCACTGTGGAGGCTTGCGCTATCGGCACAGTGACGACCACTGCACGCTCCTATACCGCAAGCAATACACCCACAGTGGAGGGCCTATCATGGCACCACAATCCGTAATCAGTACCACGCTGCAGCTGCTGCGTGACAAGCTGATTGACAACAGCTTCCTTTCCCATCCCCTCTTTCGGGCCATTGAGTCTGCCGGCAATCTTGTGAAGGTGTCCGGCGGCCTTCGCGTTGAGCAGCCTGTCATCTTCGGTGAGCACTCGAGCATCACCGAGCTCAGCAACGGCTTTGAGCCTGTTAGCATGGCAGTGACTGACCCGTTCAATACTGCCAAGTTTGAGTACAGCAACTTCACCCAGCCCATCATCTTGAGCGCTGTGGAAAAGGCTGCAAACAAGGGTGACCTTGCTGTGGTCAACATCCTTGAATCCAAGATGAAGAATGTCATGCTTGGGCTCAAGAAGGAAGTCAGCAAGCAGGTGATGGTGGGCAACTCCACCAAGCTCACCACGCTGCAGACCCTGAACGGCTTGACCACTGCTGCAGGCACCGGTTGGCTTGAGGGTGTGGCTGCTGCTTCCCAGCAGAACAGTGTGGGCGGTCTTTCCAAGGCCACCTATCAGGCTCAAAACTGGTTCAACCAGTTCTACGACTCGGGCGCCAGTTTCGACCTGTCGCACCTTGACCAGCTCATGATTGACTGCCAGGTGCGCAACCCGTCCGGTGAGTTCCCTGACATCATCTTCATGAGCCCCAAGTGCTTTGCAGCCTTCCAGGCTCAGCAGCAGTCGTATGTCAACTATGTCAGCGCTTCTGACCGTGAAGGTCTTGACCGCGATATGGTCGCCATGTGGCGCGGCGCCAAGATCTATGTGGAGCCCAACCTTGGCTTCACTGCTCAGAACCCGGCAAAGCCTGTCAGCGCCTATGTGCTGAGCAGCAGCAACTTCCAGCTGTATGCAGATACTGACGGCTTCTTTGAGGTGTCGGATATGATGCCTGTGCCAGGTACTGCTACTGAGGCTGCAATGGTGTTCTGCCGCATGCAGCTTGTCACCGGTCACCTTGCTTCGCACGGTGTCCTTCTCGACGCGGAGGCCTGAGAACATGGCTACTTCTACTCTCGTCCAGTTCATTGACGCTGGGGAAGGGGCTGCAACCTCCAACCGCCGTCAGACTGAAACCTTCCTCGCAGGTGGCACCATTGTTGCCGGTGATGTGGTTGCCCTCGACACCACCCAGACGGGTGCTGACCGGGTGCTCTATGTCATCCAGGCAGCCAATGTGGGCACGGGCAACCCACTTGCAGTGGGCGTCTCTTTGAACGCTGCAGCTGCAGGTGAGCAGGTTGAGGTTGTGGTGTCCGGCTATGTGGCTGATGTAAACTGTGCAGGTGGCACCATTGGTGCTGCTGGCCTGCCCCTCAGCGCTGGCAAGACGGCTGCTGGTGAAGTGGATGCCTCGGCAAACACGGACACCGCTGGCCTCTTCGCAGTGAGCCTTGAGGCAAAGGGCGCAACCACGGCCAACAAGGTTGCCATCCACATCCCCAAGCGCTTTTAGTCCCCCCAAGGCAGCAGCGGGTTTGTCCTCTCTCACTGCTCCTGCTGTCTGCCCCATCCAGCTCCCTGCTCAAGCTGGGTGGGGCTCTTTCCCATGAGGTGACCAATGAATCTGGGTGAGCTGCTCGACTTCTGCGGGAACCTTCTGGACTATGACCCGAGCAATGACACATACCGTGAGCAGCTGGTCAGCCTGCTCAATGATGCACAGACGCGCTGCCTCACAGATAGGCCTTGGGCGTTCTGTTCACGTGACAGAAAGCTGCAGGTGTGGACAGACACCACCCTATCGCTGACCTTCACCAATGGGCAGGCACAGGTCACAGGCGCAGGCCTGCCCGTGTCCACAAACCCAGTAACCCCGGGCAGCACCCTTGCAGGGGCAGAGCTGACCTTCACGGACAGCAACGGGGATGAGCACCACCACCATGTCACATGGGTGGAGCTGACTACCCGGCTGTATGTAGACCGCCCCTACACAGGGGTCACAGGCACCTACACAGCCACTGTGCAGCGCAGGGAAGTGTACCTACCCAGCGACTGTATGACGCTGCAGAACCTGTCTGACCCCCATGTAGGCATCCCTGCCAAGGCTCTCTACTTGAGCAAGTGGGAGCGGGAGGATGCCAACCTTGACCCCTCCCTGCTTGGCACCATTGAGGCCTACCTGCCCAGTGAGGGCAGGCGGGTAGCAGCACCGGTCACCCCTCGAGGTGTGGCAACGGTTGCAGCAGTGGGGCAGGGCGCTCGCACCATCAACCTGTATATGGTCAATGTGGAGGGGCCTGCAGCGCAAAACTACCCGACCTATGAGGCTCAATACAGCAGCGGGTTTGAGTCTGCGCTCAGCAAGGTGGCCACCTACAGCCTGACCGATACCCAGACCCTGCAGCTGACACCTGAGACGATTGGCAATGAGACAGGCCTCTACCGTCGCTACTACTTCACCTGCCCTGAGGCTGGCATCCTTGCCCCAGTGCGGGTGAGGCATGCAGACACAGAGGACCCTCTTGCTGTGGGTGTGGATACGGTGCCTCCTACTGGGGGCATCACCCTCAAGCCTGACCTCAGCTTGAGCAAGCTGGATAGTCAGAGTTTCCATGCCCGAGCAATCCGCTACCGGTTCAACCAGGCAGCGCTGTATCAGTCGGTTGAGCTGTACCCTCACCCCAGCGCTGACCAAGATGTCAATGTGCGCATGGTGATTGCTCCCACCCGCATGCAGGAAGACCAAGACGCCCCACTGGTGCCTGCTGCCTATGCACAAATTGTGGCCTATGCGGCGCTTGAGGCCTTGAGTCTCAAGGTGGACAACCCTGCTCTTGCTCAGGTCTACATGAGAAAGAAGGATGTGCTGTATAAGGCCATGGAGCAGCGCTACCTCAAAGAGGTGCCCCGTCGCATCATCAAGGGGCAGCCCACTGCGGGCTACCGCTTTGTGCGCAACCCGTTTGGAAAACTGACCTTCTCATGAACCAGTCACAATACCAAACACCCACAGCCGGTGGCATTGCTACCCGGCTGCCTCAGAACCCGCAGAATGCGGGTGAGGTAGACAACTGGCGCATTGACCGGGTGTCAGGCGGGTGGTGCAGTCGTGTGGGCTATGAGCCCTACCGGGTGGGTCACTCGAGCTGGGAGCCTTTCACGACTACAGGCCCCATCTATGGGCTGCATGTAGCGCAGCAGCTGGGGGGCGGTGCAAGGCAGGCAGTGCTCTTTGAGGCAGACGGGAAGCTGCAATACTACTACGATGCAGTAGGGGGAGTGCCTGCACTACGGGTGCTGCAGTCTGACCGTCATGTGCCCACCCCTACTGAGGCAGGGCCATGGTTCACCGATACCCCTCATGGCACCATTGTCACCAATGGGGTTGACCGTCCGGTCATTGTCAACCCGTGGCCCCTTGGAGACTTTGCCGAGAGCAGCACGGCTATCTCTCGCTGTGTCCGCCCCTTTGGCTTTGCGACACTGCCCCCAGCTCCTGAGCCATACCAGGTAGTGCCCATGCCTGCCCCCAGTGGTTCTGGGGTCTACAACCCCACTGTGCAGAGTGGTGTGACCCTGTGGGCATGGCGAAACGCTGCAGCCATTGCAGATGGGGGCAAGTGGGGACTGGGCTTTGCCACTCAGACCGGGGACTTAGGTACTCAGCAGTCTCTCTTCTCCTACGCTGTCAGCTTTATTTCTGACACGGGCAGTGAGGGGCCACTCAGCGAGCTGGCCACAGTCTCATGGGACCTGCCAAGTGGGGCAGTGGGTGCGCGCCACTGTGTAGCGCTGCAGCTGCCCATTGGGCCTGAGGGGACGGTAGCGCGCAAGGTCTACCGCACCAAGAACTACAGCGACGACTATCAGTATGTGGGTGACACCACCCTCTACAGCGTCGATGTAGTGCGGAACAATGCAGAAGACCTCTTCTTTGACCCTGTCCGGACTGCAGACCTGCGCAACCCGCGCCAAGAGATTGCCACAGGCCCGCTGCCTGCCCCCCGGGCGCGGTTTTCTGCCCTGTTCGCAGGCTGTCTGTGGCTGGATGGGGGCACAGCAGATGGCCTAAGCCTGTATTACTCAGCTCCGGGCCTCATTGAGCAGTTCAGCCCTGCCAGCTACATTCAGCTTAGTGCAGAAGGTGGAGCAGTCACCGGCCTCTTTGGCAGCTACACCCGGCTCGTAGTGTTCAGGGAGCGGGGCATCGATGTGGTTAGCGGGAGCTACACCACGGGCTTTGAGGTCACCACCATCAGCAACTCAGTGGCCTGCCTGTCACCTCACACCATCCAAGCAGTGCCCGGGTTGGGTGTGGTCTTCCTTGCCCGTGATGGGGTCTATGCCCTCACAGGTGGCCTCGAGGGTGGGGCTATTGCAGACCTCATCAACCTGACTGTGCAGCAGGATGAGCTCCTGCAGCGCATGACCCCTGACTGCCTGCCCAAGGCTGTGGGTGTGTTCAGCGCAGCAGCTCGGGAATACCAGGTGTGGTACCCAGCTGCAGGAAGCGACCGCCCCAACCGAGGGATTGTGCTGCACCTGGACCGGCTGGCACTCATTGACGCTCAGGGCCTGAGCGCTTGGTCTACCCGTAGTGGCTTCCCTGTGGGTGCAATCAGCACCCGGGCAGATGGCACCATCATCTTTGGGCATCACACGGGTGCCGAAGCAGGGGGCACAGACTCACAGCGGGGCTTGTTTGTCCAATCGGGCAAGCGCGCCCGGGGCAGTGTCATCAGTGATGATGTGATGGTGTGGAACCCTCCACCCACAAGCACATACCGGTCAGCATGGTGGTCAGCAGGTGACCCCCAGCTGCAGAAACAGGTGACCTATGTGACTGTGTGGGTGATGACTACGGGTGACGCAAGTATCACCATGCGCCACTACAAAGACTTCTCCCTCACTCCTGTGCTTGAGCGTACCTACCTGGCACAGCCCCCTGATGCTGATGTGCTGCCCACCATGGATAGCACCGTCTTGGGGACTGCCAGCTACAGCAAAGAGCGATTGGTGCCCCTGCGCTA